GTCAAGTGTCATTCGGTTTGTAGCGGCTGTTCCAAACACTAAAGCATCAACAGAGCCAGAAAAGCTATGGTTGTATTGAATAAACCCACGATACTGAGTATCTCCAGCCGTACCATCTGCAAAGAAAAGACCACCATAGCCAGTTGTTCCACCGCGAATTGTTATGCCACCACTTGTTGCTGTGTCAACAACCAAGTTTGGGGCGAGGCTGTAAGAAGATGGCGAACTTGTACCAATACCTACATTGCCACCAGATGGATTCAACAATAATGGGAAACGTGATGTATTGCTTGCATCAGATGCTTGTAACGCAAATCCATAAGGTGAACTTAAAGTTTGTTGCATTAACAAACCAGCACCAAGTCCTGCAAAATCACCAAACGCACCTACCGCATTAGTTCTTGAAACTGCATCAACCGATGTTTTAAATACGTCTAGTTTTGCAGTAGGAGATGTAACGCCAATACCAAGGTCGCCAGCCGCATCCAATGTCATGGCTTGCGTGAATGTAATGGCGTTTCCTGCTGTTCCTGATGCGGCGTTGTACCAAGCATGAACACCAGCCGCTTGTTGATAACGAGTTGCACTAGAAGTTGCAGTGTAAAGATATGTATTTGTGCCACCAGAACGATAAGCGTTTGACAGGAAATCAACAGAATTAGAATTTGTGCCGTTGTGCGAAATTGACCAACCACCAAGCCCTTGAATCACTCCAAATGAGTTTGTCCAAGCACTCGGAGTAACTCCCAGACCTACATTGCCTGACGCATCTTTAACTAAGCCACCATTACCAACATTCAATGTGTCTGTACTTGCATCGCCAAGCGTCACATTGCCAGTAGCAGATAACGTAGTGAAAGCACCAGTAGATGCTGTAGTAGCACCTATGGTCATTCCATTGATTGTTCCACCTGTCAGCGTAGCACCGCTAGAAGCAAGAGTGTTTAGAGTGGCTGTAGAGGATGCACCAAGGGTTGTGAATGAACCCGCAGCAGGGGTTGTAGCTCCAACAGTACCATTCAAAGCACCGCTAAATGATGCGGCAGTAACAGAGCCACTCAGTAGGATTTAACCTCATCTGCTCAGTAAAAGATGAGCCGTTTGTGGTTGTTAACCAACGAGCAGTAGGTGTGCCTGTGTTGAAATGGCGATAGTTTCCACTTCCTCCAACATTGTCTACCAATGTCCAACTGTTGCTATCACCACCACGAGTAATCTTAACGCCAACTTCAGCATCATCAAAAGTGGATGAACCCACCTGAAGTCGATATGAGGAAGTACCTCCAACACCCAAGTTAGTGCCATTAAAATACAAGGCAGTTGAACTTGTTAGAACCTTAGAGCCGTTTAAATATGGAACTGTGTCAGCAGTACCACCAGACAAAGTTACATTACCAGAGACATCTAATGATGAAGCAGATGCCGCTCCAAGTGTGGGAGTAACCAGTGTTGGCGAGTTTGACAACACTACTGAGCCTGTACCAGTAGAAGAAGTTACACCTGTACCACCATTGGCAACAGCAAGAGTTCCTGTGATGTCGCCAGTATTGATACTGATTGCATCCCAAGAAGCATTAGTACCATCACTCTGAAGATACTTGTTTGCGGCAGATGCTTGGCTTGGCAATAGGTTATTGAGAGCAGCAGTAGCCGTAGAAGCACCTGTACCGCCATCAGCAATGGCTAAGTCTGTAATACCTACAATCGTTCCACCAGTAATTGCGGCAGCAGAGTTATCTGTCTTTGTCGCAATAGCAGTAGCAATGTTGTTGTACTCAGTATCAATCTCAGTACCCTTGACAATCTTTAATGGATCACCAGTAGGGAGATTATCTTTAGTAGCGAAATTAGTACTTTTTGTGTATTGGCTCATGTCATTCTCCGTTTTGCAAATATGCCACTAACATTTCCAACTCTTGTAAAGTCGCATAACCTTTAACGCGATTTGCTTTCCAAGAGATTATTTGGATATTGTCTGGCGTGTAACCTTTTGTTGAATCTATGCGGTCAATACTAGGACTTGTTTCTCTAAATCCAGCAGTATTAAATTCTAATTTCATTCCAAAAATAGGGCAACATCCATCTTTAGGATAGATTGCCTTCACATCTTCAACAGTAATCGTATGCTCTCGGTCTTTGTCTTTTGCTCGTTGCTTCGATGCGTTTATCAGCATTTGTAGGCGATAGTCAAAGTCCTTCCTACGATTTCGCTGATATGTTCGAGAGTATTCAAGACCTTGTTCGTAATTTTCAGCCCTACGTTTTGTTTGATAAGCTAAATCACAAGCTCTACATTTATATTGCAAACCATCAGGAGCAGCATTGTTTTTTGTAAAATCAGAAAGAGACTTTTCTTCCTTGCACCAACTGCACGATTTTGAAAATTTGACAACTTTTAAAAGTGCACTCACGATTTATCCTATCTTGCCATTCTTGGTTAAAAGCTCAATCTTTTGAATTGATAACTGTGTCCCATTGATTGTGGTTTCATATCCAGTTTGGACAACTTTTCCAGAACCAGATGCGCTTACCTCTAATGTCTTAATCAAAACACCATTAGAGTATTCAGAAATGTTGTATTCTGCAATTCCATATTCGTATGTTCCTTGAAGTGGAATATACGCATTGCTTGACAAGTAATTGGCAGAGAAGTCAAAGCCCCATTTCATCGTTACAAACTGGTCTGAACCACCAATAACAATGACCTTGATTTTCTTCAAAATAGAGATTTGATTGACGTTTCCAAGGTCTGCATGGTTTGTGTAGTAAGCAAGTCGATAGCTTGATGTACTGTCTAAATAACCGCCATACTTACCAATAAAGCCAGTTTTGCCAATGTACAAATCACCATTGCGAAGTGAATGCAAACAAGTAGGCGCTATATTGTTCCACTGCGTTACACGGGAAGCACCATCAGGAAGTTGCATCTTAGTGTCAAAACAAAACACTTGAGCAAGTGCGGGAAGCACTAACAGATAAAACGCATTCTTCTCTGAGTAAACAGACTTTACGGCACTCATTGTTTCAACCGATAAAGCAGAAACTAGAGTAGAACGAATGTTCTTAGACAAGTCTCTCAGTGGAGCAGACTTCTCTTGAATTGTTCTCATCAAAGAACGAACACCTGAGTCAGACAAGAAGATAACGTCAGAACCAATACTCTGTATCGAATCTCTGGCAACGCATCCAATAGAGCCTACTGTGTCGCTTAAAGCCATCGAAGCGGGAGTAGTAGCGCCACCATAAACAAGAATCTGACGCTTACCAAAGATGAATAAGAAATCATTGTGAGCAGCAAGACCCATAACCTCATCAGAACCATTAGGCCATACACGGGTTACATCCAATGAACCTGTCGTTCCACCTGCCCATACATGACCCGCAATCAGGTCAGAGAAGAACACAGTTGTCTTATTGCTTGTAGTGTTAGCCACCCACAAACGACCAAATGCTGAAATGGCAATGTTTGCTTGTGGAACAGTTGCTACGTAACCAGTCTTCTCAGACACTCTACGATACGTAGTAGTACTTACAGCAGGGTCAAAGATGAGAGGATCGTGTCCTGATTGGAAGAAATAAGTAATTCCATTCAAAGAAGCACAATGCCAGTTACTAGCAGTAATGGTAGGGGCAGAGCCTCCACCACCATAGGTCAACTCGGTCACAGCGTTAGAAGTGCCAAGTTTGAATAATTTGTTGTTCCCTGCGAACAGAACTGTCAAAGTACCATCAATTTGGACTAACTCATGGATGACAGTTACGTCATTGAATCCCAAGTTACCAGATGAAGGATTAACAAGCGTGTAGCCTTTTCTAGCGCCAATTCGACCATATTGGTCAATCACGCAGTTAGTGGCAACCAAAGCAAAGCCAGAAGACAAATCTAATGGCGAATCTTGCGTGTTCAGGCCATAAAAGCCTGGTGCTGAGATGCTATCGCTTTGGAGTGGTGCAGACATTAGACCGCCACAAAGTTATCTTCAGGATAGCGAGTGCTTTCCAATGCGATGGCATCAGAGAGCATACCTTTGTATAAAACATAGGCATCTGAAGTGCTTGTTCCACCATCTTCGCCTCGCTCCATCAAGGCACGAGCATAAGCATTCTGTGTCACCAAGTAGTCCAAAACCTTAACTGAAGTACCATCAGCAGTCAAAGCCGCTTGAGGAATAGTCAGGTCAAACAACAGA